ATGGTCATTGACGACCATCCGCAGATGGCATGTTTTGACATACATGGCGAGCATGGAGACATCTACATAACGATTTATCGAGTTGACGAAAATCGCGCATCACATAATGCACACCTGATAGCAGCAGCTCCTGATTTGCTCGAAGCTCTGCAAGATATGCTGTCAGGATGGAAATACATCCGAGAGCAGCATGGAGACCTTTATGGTGTCGGCTGGGATAGAGCCCAGGATAAAGCACAGGCAGCCATCAGCAAGGCTCTGGGGGAGGAGTGATGGAGTGGATTAAATGTAGCGAGCGGATGCCGGAAATCGGCCAGAGAGTTTTGGTAGCAACCGAAGGACGATCGGTTAATTGCGCCTCATACCGCCAATGGGAGAGCGCAAAAACAGAAAAAGGCCGGGCACCACGATTCGAAGATTATAGAGGTATTGTATACGGAGTTACGCACTGGATGCCGCTCCCTTCCCTGCCCGCTGAATAGCAGCCGATAGCCGACATCTGAATAGGAGAATTAAATGGGACGTAAATTTAAAGTTTGGCTGGATTCCGGTGCAAACATCCATTCGAAATATGAGCAAGTTGTCGACCTTGAGGATGACTTAGGGATTAGCGATGAAGAGTGGGAGAAAATGGATGATGAAGGAAAGAATGAGGTTATGAAGGAAATTGCATGGGAGCGCATGGATTGGGGCTTTGAAGAAATCTAGCAGCCGATAGCCGATTCATGGAGTCGGTTATCGGATGCAATCCGCATTATCCCCTGAAGTTGTTCGCCCTCTCCGGAGGGCTTTTTTTCGCCCGCATATCAACAGCGCTTCATTCGAGGCGTTTTCGCTATGCCAACTTAACCGTAAGGAATCCCACCATGATGCAATTATCGCTATCGGGTGGCGGCATCATGTCCGCCTATTACCCGACCGAATCCGAATTATCCAAACGCTTTCGCCGCCTTATCCGCGCGGCTCGCAAACAACTGGAGGCGTTATGCCACATGTAAATCACAACGCTTTGCGGGCAGCGCAGAGCAAAGCAGTTATCGCGCGCTTCCTCGGTGACGCCGGGATGTGGTTGCAGGCCAATAAGCAGATGAAGGCGGCAGTCAGCATGCCCTGGTACCGGAGGCCGCAATGACAACTCCAGTTCGCGAATGGTCGGATGATGCCTTTATCCGCCTCATGAAAGATTTGATGAAGCAGCAACAGAAACCACAGGAGCAGAAGCAATGAGACTGACCCTGAACGACGTCAAAGAAATTGAGCAGATTATCGCCGCGCTGGACGCGACGGATAACGAACGCATCAGCGATGAAGTTGAGCGTCTGGCGAAGAAAGCCAACCCGTTTATTTCGGCTCTGGCGTCCACGGATGCGGATGAACATACCGCTGACGCCATCAACTATCTCGAAGGTCACAGCATCGCGTTTCAGGACGCGTCTGAAGGTTGGTGGATTGATGCGCTTACTGAGCGCGTTACCGCTGAGTATGCCATCAGCATCTTCAAAGCGCGACATTCACACAGGGAGGCAGCGTAATGTCATTCGATATCGTCAGTTTCGTTAAGCAGCAGGAGCCGCTTTTTTGCGGAGCAATGACCGACCAGACGGTAACATGGGCTAAGGAAAGCCAGTTTGCCATTCAGCTCTTTCAGAAAAACGACTTCCTCGCGAAGACGGCAATCAACAACCCTACCAGCGCGCAGAACGCCATCATCAACGTTGCGGCTATCGGCATCACGCTGAACCCGGCGAGCAAGCTGGCTTACCTGGTGCCGCGCGACGGCATGGTATGCCTCGACATCAGCTACATGGGCCTGCTTCATCTGGCTCAGTCGTCAGGCTCAATTAAATGGGGTCAGTGCAAGCTGGTATACGCCAACGACACCTACGAATCCAATGGACTGGATAAAGCGCCAACGCACAAATACAACGCGTTCGGCGACCGCGGAGAAGTGGTCGGCGGTTATTGCACCGTCAAAACGCCTGATGGTGATTACCTCACGGAAGAGATGAGTCTTGCAGAAATTAAAGCCGTGGAAGCTACCAGCAAGGCCAAGAATGGCCCGTGGAAAACGTTTTGGGAAGAAATGGCGCGCAAGACGATAGTTAAGCGGGCCCACAAATACTGGCCTAAAACTCCGCGTCTGGATAACGCGATTCATCTGCTTAACGATGATGAAGGGATGCATCAGGAGCCGGTAATGGCTTACCACTCCGAAGAGCAAATCAGGGAAGACGAGCGCAAGCGCCAGCAGGAGGTCATCGATAAAGCCAGCGACCTTTGCGATGAAATGGCTCAGTCAGAAACTATGGACGACCTGAAACGGAAATTTGCTGAGGCGTACAAGCTGACGGCCGGCATGAAGTTGCAGCAAAACGTCCAGGCAGTCTACGCAGAATGCAAAGTCAAACTGGAGGCCGCCTATGAGCAAACTGTATGAGGTCGCCAGCGACTACGCCAGGCTTATGGATGCCGACATCGACCCGGAAACGATGGCGGACACCCTCGAAGGGATTGAGGGTGAACTGGCAGATAAAATCGAGCAGCTACTTGCCATCTGCAAAAACGAATCGACGTATGCGGAGCGCCTCAGGGATGAGGCAAAGAACCTGACCGAGCGCGCGGTGAGTATTGAAAACAAGGTCGCAAATATCCGCGCCTACATCGCTACATCACTCGAAACTGCCGGTAAAAAATCAATCCGCGCGGGTATTCACCAGGTAACAGTCCGCGCGCCTTGTCGTTCAGTAGAGATAACCGACAGCGCCCTCCTTCCGCCTGAATACGTCGAATACGACACGGTGATTAAGCCGGACAAAATGGCTATCAAGCATCTGTTGGAGGGTGGCAAGGATGTTCCTGGCGCGACACTGAAGACCGGCAAACCATCGCTGTTAATCAGGTAGCCGCCATGAGCGAGCCATTTAAAAAGCGCCGCGGCAATCAGCAGCCTCTTGGCCGCAACTGGACTACCAAAGAGTTAAACCTCATCAAATCCCTGGCTGGCACAGTCCACCCTAAAGTCATCGCCCGCCAGTTAAACCGCTCATACGAATCTATCCGCCAGATGGCAAAGCGCGAGCACATCAGCCTGCGTCGCGTTTAATCGTGCGCCACGGACGGCGCGAGGAAATTCTGATGAATGACTATTACGAACCATCACAAAACGCTACCGGAACAAGCGCGCCGAAATACGAAAAAAGGAACTCACCCCCTATGCCGAGCCGCGAAGAGCTCATGAAGCGCAACAGCTTCGGCTCTGTGAATAACAACCGCTATCTGAATCGTTGGTTTGGAGCGAAGAAATGAACAACGACGAATTAATCGCAGCCGGTCACGAGCTGGCGAAGTGCCTCGACAGCAGTACGCCGCTGCTGGATATCGCGAAGATGATTGTCCGACTGGCGGATAAGCTCGACGTGACCACTCTGTCGCTGCGCGAAAAGACGAAGCAGTGCGAGCAGTTGGCTGCGGAGCGCGATGCTGTGGTGGCGAAAGAACAAGAACCGGTGGCGTATATCATCCAGGATGCTGAGATGCGTAGTCGTGGTAATCCGGGATTTTTAAGCTATGACGGGACTATCAGCAACGAAGATATAAACGAGTACGAAATCAGCATCACTCCGCTATACATCTATCCCGCCACCGACGCATTCCTGCGCGAAGTGAAGGCACAGGCCATTACCTCTGCGCTGGACTCGCTCGATGGGGTTTTCGACACAGACTGTGTGATGGAGGCGAATGGCGTCAGTTACGAAGAGGCCGAACAGCGAACTACGGGGGCGCTTGCAGTTAACAGTGCACTCATTGAATTCGCAGCCCAGCTGCGTAAAGGCGGTGCCGCATGAGCAAACTAAAACCCGGTAACGTTTATATCGAAATTTCACATAACCAGGATGGCGGCTTTTCGCTTTGCGTCAGCAATGACTTTGGTGGTTATCGCATCGCCGGTGCGAAGGTTGGTGGCTGCGAGACATTGGAATCATTCGAGGTAAACGCAGAAGAACTTGTTACTCAGATACGCGAGCATATGGCGGATAGTGCATCATGACTAACACCAACGAACTGACGGCAAAACTGAAAGCGGCGGCAGAGAAGGCACGCTGGGGCGACTGGTCTGCATATAAGCCGCATAGTGGAGCGCGCGGATACGAGGTGCGCGTTGATAGTGAGGCAGTTGCGCAGCATTGCCTGAAAGACGACGCAGCGTTTATTGCTGAAGCAAGCCCAAAGGCTGTTCTCTGCCTGATAGCAGCGCTGGAAGCCGCGCAGAAGCGGAATGCGGAGCTTGAGGCGCGCACAGTCACGTTGCCCCGTCCAGCTTGCACTTACGCAGACCACAGCTACCCGGCATATAGCGAGAAACAGGTCGTAGAGCTGCTTGGGTCGCTGGGAATCAATCTTGAGACAGGGGGTGAGTGAGATGATAAGGCATCTAAAAAAGGTACGCGCTGATGAGATTGGCCCGAATACCGTGCTTTCTGTTTTCGATGAGTACTATCGAGTCAGGAAAGTAAATTATCACGGCGATCGCACAACGCTGTTTCTTCAGGAAGAGAGTGAGCCTCTGTCCTACTTCGTCAAAAACGACATTATCGAAGTTAAGGTGCCAAACGGACTTGAGATTGATGTGGAGGTGAAATCGTGAGCGAAATAAGAGAGCCAGTTACGCACAATTTAAAAATTTGGCCTGAGCACTATTCAGCCGTTTGCGCTGGCCTTAAACGCGCCGAGCTGCGCAAGAATGACCGCGATTACCGCGTCGGTGACACTCTCGACCTGTGCGAGTGGGATAAACATGACGAGTCGTTCACAGGTAATTACATCAGCGTAACGGTAACGCACGTAGCTGACGTTAACGACTGGATGCCGGGGTATGTGCTGCTGAGTATCGAGCTGGCGCTGCGGGAGCGGGCGGAGCCAGATCAACATGAAGCGCACATCAGGCGAGAGGTCAACGTTGGCGGAAATACGTGGGTTCAGTGTTCAGCACAGGCATTCGAAAGAGAAAAGGCACGCGGCGCATTATGCCGGGTGCTTTACGAATCACCGCCCGCGCCGGTTGTGGCTGAGCATGTAAGCCAGCCTTACAATTTGCCGGGAAAGGAGGAGTGATGGATAAGCAGGCGATTTACTCCAGCCTTGAAACGCTGGTTACTCAGGCTCACCAGTATGCATCCTCCCTCGATATTGGTGATGAACGCATTGAAGCCTTTGAGCTGTATGAGGCATTGCGCCGACTTCAGCGTCGTGGCGGAGCCAGTGAAATGCTGGAAGCAACAAACCCGCTTCTGGCTATCAGCGATAGCTACGATGACGAAGAAGACGACTGGTGGGAAGAGGACGACGACTGATGCCTAAATCCGCAGCAGAGCGCAAAGCAGCTCTTACACAACCTTTTCAATTCTCTGCTGCATAAATGACCTTCCCACTGTTTATCATACCCTCTCAAACAGCGAGGAGTTCATTAATATGATTTGTCCAAAATGTGGTTCTACTGCAATTTCCAAAGAGACAACAATGCGTGGCTGGTCTGGAGATTATGTTTGCGTTCCGTGTGGTTACAACGATGCGAAATCAGGTTTCGATAAGGGGCAGGAAAAGACTAGCAAGCCTGTTAAGTGGACACTTAAAGAAAAGCAGTAAGGCCACGAATTGACAGCCCGACCACCTCACTTTACTGTATATAAATACAGTTATTTTGGAGTGGGTCATGAGCAAGGACTCGGACTATCTGATTATCTACAGGGGCGAGATACATCATCGCATAACGCCCGGAAGGTGGGTGCTGATTCAGCGTGCTCGGGAGTATGGCGGCGGATGGTGGCTTGGCCGGGCATACGATGATGTGTTTATGCTGGAGTTCGAGAAGCCATGTTCGATGACTGTAGCGTCGGAGTACATCATGTCGCATGGAAGGATGCAGACATTCCCGCCGTGGGATGATGAATTTGAGTTAACACCATGACCCGCCTAGGCGGGTTTTTTATTGGAGCAAAGACAATGCTTATATTTTTGTGTGTTGCATGCGGCCATAAGCATGACAGCGGAGACAGGGTTGAGCGTCGTGGTATTGGCTACACAATGTGTCCTAAATGCGGTTGCGGTGGATTCACCAAGCGCAAGGAGTAAAGATGGAACAATACAGCCTCACGCTTGATGAGGCCTGCGCCATGCTCGGCATATCCAGACCTACGGCCACAAACTGGATAAAGTCAGGAAGACTACAGGCCACCCGCAAAGACCCATCAAAACCAAAATCCCCCTACCTCACCACTCGCCAGGCTTGCATTGCAGCCCTGAAATCTCCGCTGCATACTGTCGCCGTGAGCGCGGGTGATGGCATACGAGAGGAATTGATATGTCACTCTTCCGCAGAGGTGAGACCTGGTACGCCAGTTTCACATTGCCGGACGGCAAAAGATTTAAGCAGTCTCTTGGGACAAAGGACAAAAGGCAGGCCACGGAACTCCATGACAAGCTGAAAGCCGAAGCCTGGCGAGTAAGCAAGTTGGGCGAGACGCCGGATATGATATTCGAGGAAGCGTGTGTCAGGTGGCTTGAGGAGAAGGCGCACAAGAAGTCACTGGATGATGACAAGAGCCGGATCGGATTCTGGCTACAACACTTTGCAGGGATGCAGTTGAAGGACATTACTGAGACGCGAATCTATAACGCGATTCAGAAGATGACCAACCGGCGGCATGAGGAAAACTGGAAGCTCAGGGAAGAGGCGTTAAGGAAAAAAGGAAAGCCAGTTCCGCCATATGTGCCACGACCGGCAGCGACAGCCACAAAAGCCACTCACCTTTCTTTCATCAAAGCGTTATTACGCGCCGCTGAGCGTGAATGGAAGATGCTGGACAAAGCGCCGATTGTGAAAGTGCCTCAGCCGAAGAACAAACGCATTCGATGGCTGGAGCCTCATGAGGCGAAAAGGCTGATTGATGAATGCCCGGATCCGCTTAAGTCCGTTGTCGAGTTTGCGCTGGCGACGGGTCTACGGCGTTCGAACATCATCAATCTGGAATGGCAGCAGATAGACATGCAGCGCCGGGTGGCGTGGATACACCCGGAGCAGAGCAAATCAAATCAGGCCATTGGCGTGGCGTTGAATGATACTGCATGTCGTGTGCTGAAAAGGCAAATAGGCAATCACCACAAGTGGGTTTTCGTCTACAAGGAAAGCTGCACCCGGCCTGATGGAACCAAAGCGCCGACAGTGAGGAAGATGCGGTATGACGCAAACACGGCCTGGAGGGCTGCGCTTAAACGTGCTGGCATTGAGGATTTCCGCTTCCATGACCTGAGGCATACCTGGGCGAGCTGGTTAGTTCAGGCAGGCGTTCCTATTTCGGTTCTTCAGGAGATGGGCGGATGGGAGTCAATAGAAATGGTCCGCCGCTATGCGCACCTGGCACCTAATCACCTGACCGAGCATGCGAAGCAAATCGACTCTATTTTTGGTGATTGCGTCCCAAATCTGTCCCACACGGAAAAACAGGAGGTGATAAACGGTAGATAA